AATTCAGCAAGAGTATCATTTGGTAAGCGGAAATTTGAGTGGGATAAGTCGGATGAACATTTGGTAAGGTATCTGGCTAAACATAAACACTTCTCACCCTTTCGTCACCTACAAGTTCAATTCCATATAAAAGCACCAGAGTTTGTAATGCGACAATGGTATAAACACGTAGTTGGAATAGAAACAACATCCAATAGCTCAACCAAAGACCATGCTTGGAATGAGATATCAGGACGTTATGTTCCAGTTGAAGATTATTACATACCTACAGTATTCAGAGCTCAATCAGACGATAACAAACAAGCAAGTGAAGGTGAGGTTGAACTACAAGAAGAATGTTTACGAACTTGGAATGATTCAATAGAACACGCTAAGATATTTTATGATGGTTTGTTAAGAAGGGGAGTTGCTAAAGAACAAGCACGTTGTATATTACCACTAAGTCAATACACAGAAGTATACTGGACGGCATCATTTCAAGCTATCGTAAACTTCATAGAGTTACGAGATGAAACAACATCACAATGGGAAATACAACAATATGCCAAAGTGATGAAAGAATTAATGATTGATATTTATCCAAAGACGACTAAAATTTGGAGTGATTTGTATTGGTAATAGTAGAATCTAAAAAGGAATGGACAAGTTTTATATCAGCGTTTGAAAAGAATAACTCTATTGTTATTCCCATTCAATGTGATCCAAACTCACACCCAATGGCTACAGAATTATGTCTTTTCTATATTAAGATGTTGGATGGGGATCTTGAAGAATATATCCTACCATTTCGTCATTCTGATGCTATCAATTTATCATTCAAATATATTATAGAGCTTAGAACACCGAGAGATGTGTTCACTTATGATAAGAAGAAATTATTACATTTTGTTGAGTGGGAAAATATTTATGATATCCAGATGGATTATTATATAACTAAAAATGAACCATTGTCTATAGATGAAGTAACAACCAATGCGCACGAATACTTTTACAGAACACATTATAAGATAAAGAATATAAATTGTGCTATTCCGATAATGAAACATATAGAATGGTGCAGAGAAATGGTTGAGAGATTGAAGATTGGGGCATTGGTTGGAAAAAAAGAAAATGAAGGTGTGAGTGAAATTTACAATAGGGATGTTATTGAATCACTACATTATATAGAAAAGAGTGGATTACAATCACTAAACGGTATGGTTTTTAGTGAATACAATCCCTATACTGCTACGGGCCGCCCATCTAATAGATTCGGTGGTATTAACTTTGCGGCTCTCAATAAATCAGATGGTAGTCGTAAACAATTCGTAAGTAGATATGGTAAAGATGGTATGTTGGTTGAGATGGACTATGATGCTTATCACTTGAGATTGATTGCTGATGTGGTAGATTATAAATTTCCCAAAGGATCTGTCCATAAGTATATGGCGAAACTATATGGTGTTGATTATGATGATGCTAAGTCATTATCATTTCAATATTTGTATGGTTATATACCTGATGATATTTTAAAGAGTAATCCATTTTTTGCTAAAGTTCAAGTATATATTAATGAAATTTGGAATGACTATAAATCTAATAATTTCATAGAATCTAATATTTATAATAAGAAGATATATAGAAAAAATCTATCAGATATGAATAAGAACAAAGTATTTAACTATCTTATTCAGCTGATGGAAACCGAAAACAATATGAGGATGCTTACAAAGCTAATACCAAAGATAAGTGGGTATAAAAGTAAATTGATTTTGTATAGCTATGATTCATTTTTGTTTGATTTTCATGTGGATGATGGGTTAGATTTTATTAATAAGGTTAAGGGTATAGTTGAATGTAAAGGTAAATATCCTGTGAAAGTTGCTAAAGGTTCAAACTATCACGAAATGAAGGATATAACGAGGAAATTTAAATGATTACAAGCATAAATGAAATATTAACTGAATGGGCTTTTCGTACTAAGGATGGTTTACCTAATCCTAAGAGTATGGCTCACCAGATTTTGCTTGAAGGTATATTAAAGAATTATGGTTGGTCTGTAGAAGCGAGAGCTGAGTTATTGAATAATTTGGTTGAAAAGACTTTAGTTAAGAATAAAGAATCTGGTGCTGTTTATCTTGTTAAAAATGTAAATGATGAGAAACATGATGTTATAAAGAAAGATGCTTCTGAAAAAGATTTAGATAAAGCAAAGGGTGATAAAGAACCAGATGGTGAAGAAGGTATTGAAGTTCCTGAAGAAACTAGAACAACAACTAAATATAAAGACGAAACATATAATTTTTTAAGTAATTCAGATGTTCCTGAACATAAAGAAGTTAAAGAACTCATGAATAAACTTTGGAATGGAAATTCTTTAAGTGATGGTGAAAAGAAGTTTTTGTCGAATTGGATTAGAGTTGTAGAACCAACAGAGGGATCTAAAAATCCGAAGTATAAATTTTATGTTGCACGAGAAGAAGGAAACTTTAGTAGAAAAGCAGCTCCGAGGGCTGAAAAAATTCCGAAAAGTCCCTCTACAGGAAAAGATGCTAAGCAATTTCATGGTTGGATGCAGCAAAATGGGATTGCGACACAGCGAACTTCAACTTTTGGAGGAAAGAAAACTACTGCTAATCAGACATTTACAAATGAAGATGGATCTACGAGACTTTTAGGTTCGGAAGATAACCCTGCTGCTACTGTACAAAGAGATACACCAGATTCTCCACCAACATCTATTACAATTGGAAATCAAGTGATAAAACGACAAGATGATAAGGAGCTTGGCATTTCTAAAAAAGAAGCAAAACGTAGAAGAAGGCATAATAGAAATTTAAATGAGTATGCAAAAGCTATTGAGGGTGGTACATTAGATTTTATTGATATGGATGAAGGAGTTACGCCAGATTCACCAGAAAATAGAGTTACAGTTATAAAGGGTGCTATAAGTGGTATGGTTAAGCAAATGAGAAAATTAGCTGGAGAACCTATTGCTGGACAACCAGCACCACTTTTGGATAATAAAGCGCAACAAATTTTAGATGACTTAGAAGAATTTGCTAAGAGAGATCCAAATGAAGATGCGGGACAATGGAAGAAAGATTTTGATGCTTTAATGTCTAGGCTTTCAAATCATGAGGTACTTACTGAAGGCTGGGCAAATTACGCGGAGGTTTATACTGCTGTAAGAGATATGCATGATAATGGAAGGGGTACTGAAAATGGGGCTTGTGTTTTGTTGCCGGAAAGTACAACATTAGAAACAGTTGATACTATTGTTATATCTACTAGTGGTGAAGGTGAAAGAAAAATTGTTACTTTGGATGGTGTTAGTGTAAAAAAAGGTGTAGGCGGTGCAAGTGCATTAACTTCTAAAGTTGAAAAATCTATATTTAAATCAGTCGGTGATTTATCTAGGGAAGAAATTAAAGAAGAAGTTGTAAAAATGTCTAAAGCGCATGATGCTATTTATGGCATGGATTTGGATGAAGAAGATCTTCAAAGTCATTTAGATTATCAAAATTCGTATAGAATGAACATGGAAGATAGAGCACGTAAGGTTGGTGTTTCTGAAGAATATATAGAACAGATAAGAAAAGATGCAGAGAGCTCAACTGGTAAGGTTGAAAATGCTTTGAAGCTCATAATGAAAGAAAGGAAGGTAGCTGGATTACCAGTAGATGAAGATACAGAAGAAAAACTTAGGCAAAGATTACGCAGTTATTACACTTATCAGATGCTTTCTCATCAAGCATACAATCAAAACGTAGATGTGCAGGATTTTTCTAATGAAAGTGTTAGTTCTCAAACTAAAACACAAGAAAGAGAGCGCCGTATAGATATAGATTCATCTGATGGAGTTAGTATATTAGCATATCCAAAACCAGAATTTAATGTAGGATTTTCACTTGATGGTAGAAGCAGAAATCCAGGATCTGGTAGATTTCATAATGAAGAGAAAAGGGTATAATGAAAACTCAACTACTCTGCACATTCACTCAAAAAAATCAGCTTGATGTCATAATAGAACTCATCAAAGAATGTAATGATATACTCTATGATAAAATCTATGTATTCGTGAATATAAAAGATAATTCGCAGTTGATTTGCACATACAATGTTGAGTATGATGATGACCACGTTTCAGAAGATATACCAAATACTATTTCACTTCACAGAAAAAAGCAGAGTAACACATTATATACGATCAACGCACTTAACGAAGTTATCAGAGAACTTAATGGTGGAGTGTTAGATAAGAGATTTCCTATTCCGTGGGAAAATTATCAGAACTCTTTACTGCTAACTAATGATGTGGGTCTCAATAAAATACCTACTAAAATACATAGAATTATTAACACGAAAGATTAAAAAATATTTGTATTTCGCTGAAAGGCCAGATACTTATTATTAAATGGTTACAACGGTGTAACTAAAAAATGCTAAATAAATAATAACAGAGGAGAATAAAAAATGGATATTAATTCTATTCGTAAGCGTCTTAATCAATTACAAACCACAAACAATAGGACTTCAAATCTTTGGAAACCACAACCCGGCAAACAGGTCATCCGTGTCTTACCTTACAAGCACAATAAGGATAACCCATTTATTGAGTTGTTTTTTCATTTTGGTTTGAATAATAAAACCTATCTATCACCAATCACATTTGGTCGTCCAGATCCAATCGAAGAGTTTGCTCAAAAACTTAAAACGAGTGGCAATCGTGAGGAATATCAAATGGCTCGTAAGTTGGAAGCTAAGATGAGAACCTTTGCTCCAGTTATCGTTCGTGGTGAAGAAACTCAAGGTGTACGTTTTTGGGGATTTGGTAAGACTGTCTATCAAGAATTACTTTCTGTAATTGCAGATCCAGACTATGGTGATATCACAGAAGCCGTTAATGGTCGTGATGTATCAGTAGAGTTTATTACTGCTGAAGAAAGTGGTGCTTCGTTTCCTAAGACTACAATCCGTGTTAAACCTAATCAGACACCAATCGTGGAAGATAAGGCGCAGTTGGAAAACTTCTTAGAGAATCAAAAAGACATAACTGAATTGTATCAGGAACTCTCGTATGAAGAACTCACAGAAGTTCTGAACCAATGGTTGAATCCAGAGGCTTCAGAAGAAACGAAAGTAGAAAAAGCGCCAGCATCAGTTGTCGCGGCTGAATCAACAAAGACTGTTGAAGATGCTAGTGCTGCTTTTGACGAGTTATTCAATAAGTAAATAAAGTGTAGTGGGTGTTGAAGCCAACACTAATAAAACCGAGTGTGTGTGAAGGATTCTTTACAAAGCCGGGCACACCCACTATTTAATTAGGAGAATCATATGTCAGTTAAAGATGACTTGGCTGGAGTTCTCGCAGACTCCTTAAATAAAAAGTTTAAAGACTACAAAGTTGCATATTTCTTAGATGGTGCTCAACCGACACCAACAGATATAAAAGAGTTTATTTCAACAGGTTCAACAATGCTAGACTTAGCAATTTCAAATCGCCCTAATGGTGGTATTGCAGTTGGTAGGATTACAGAGTTGAATGGGTTAGAAAGTAGTGGTAAATCATTAGTAGGTGCTCATCTACTTGCAGAAACTCAAAAGAGGGGTGGAGTCGCTGTTTATATAGATACAGAGACAGCAGTAAGTGAAGAGTTCTTAGGCGTAATAGGTGTGAATCTGAATAAAATGTTATATCTACATTTAGAAACCGCTGAAGATATTTTTGAAGCCATTGAAGAAATTGTAACAACAGTAAGAGAATCAGATAAAGATAGGTTAGTAACTATCTTAGTAGATTCATTAGCAGCTGCTACCACAAAGGTTGAGTTAAATGCTGACTTTGATAAAGATGGTTGGGCTACATCAAAAGCAATTATCATATCAAAGGCTTTGAGAAAAATTACTCAAATGATTGGTAGACAAAGAGTTGCTTTAGTATTCACTAATCAATTAAGAGTAAAGTTAGGCGCTATGTTCGGAGATCCTTATACCACATCAGGTGGCAAGGCTCTTCCATTTCACGCATCTACTAGAATTCGTTTGAAGAATAAAGGTCAGATTAAGGATACTAAGAAGAATGTAATTGGTATGACTATTCTGGCGCAAGTAGTCAAAAATCGTTTGGGTCCTCCATTGAGAAAAGCTGAGTTTCCACTCTACTTTGAAAGTGGTGTTGACGATGATGGTAGTTGGTTGCAGGTGATGAAAGAGCACAACTTAGTAAAAGTTGGTGGTGCTTGGTATACATTGAAATATGGAGATGAGGTACTCAAATTTCAATCTAAAGAATGGTCAAAAATGTTAGAGAAAGATGAGTTTAGAAAATATTGTTATGATATGATTTGTGATAAGGTTATCTTAAAATATACTAAAGCTGATTTAGGTATTGATGACGTGGAGATTACAGAAGAGGTGTTAGGTGACTAATGCTAGATACCTTTCAATACTTGAAGAAATAAAGAAAAAAGGCGGTAATTTAGACGCAGGTGAACCTGATGATAAGGTATTGATTATAGATGGTTTGAATACATTCATAAGATGTTTCAGCGCTATACCAACTCTCAATGATGACGGAGCTCATGTTGGGGGAATAGTTGGTTTTCTAAGGTCAATCGGTTATGCAATACGAACAATTAGACCTACTCGGACTGTCATAGTATTTGATGGGAAGGGTGGGTCTAACCGCCGAAAGAAATTATTTCCAGAGTATAAGGCTGGTAGGAAAATGTCTGAACGACTTAATCGTGCTTACGATTTCAATGACAAGGATGATGAGCATCAATCTATGAAGATGCAATTAACCAGAGTGATTGATTACTTAGATTATCTTCCCATCACAACGATTACGATTGAGAACATAGAAGCTGATGATACAATGGCTTATGTTACCAAACAGGTTATGAAAACATCTAAGATAGTTTTGATGTCTACAGATAAAGACTTTCTTCAGTTAGTAAATTCCAGAGTTTCAGTTTGGTCTCCTACAAAGAAGAAAATGTACGATCCACCAAAGGTGTTAGAGGACTATGGGATACCATCTCATAACTTTGCTGTATACAGAGCAATCGATGGAGATAAATCTGATAACATCGGTGGTGTTCGTGGTTGGGGATTGAAAACTATTCAAAAAAAGATTCCACTTTTGCTCGAAGATAAGATACTTAATATAGACGACATTATTAAAGAAGATGAAAAGCTTAAAGAAAGTGAAGAGGTATTGAAACGAAACTATATGTTGATGCAGTTGGATGAAGTAGACATCAGCGCTTCTGCTAAAACTAAAATCTTAGATAAAATTAGAGAACCAATAAATAGGTTAAATAAAATGCAATTCCAAAAGAGATTTATTGAGGATAGGTTATTTGCGACATTACCAAATATGGAAAGTTGGTTAGTTCAATGCTTTGCCAAGCTCAATCAAATGGCTGAGAAAACACATGGGAAGAAAGAGAAAGTATAGTTCAAAAGCAGATAGGAAAGCTGCTCAGCGTAGGTGGTCTATGGAATATTACCATAGGAATAGAGCAGTTCTTCAAGCAAAAGCTAGAGCTCGTTATCGTAGAAAAAAACAAATGGAAATAAAAGAAAGGCAAAGAAGGGAACTATATGGTGAGTGAGAATTTTAATCAGTTCGGACCAACATTTCAATCAAAGGTTATATCATCTCTATTATCAGACAATAAATTTATACAAACTATAAGTGATATATTAGAACCAGCATACTTTGATTCGGATGCTAATAAGTGGTTGACAAAAGAAATTGCTAAATACTTTATGGAGTTTAGGAAAGCTCCCACGTTGGAAGTATTGAAAATAAAAATTACTCAAATGGATGATGATGTACTTAAAGTATCAATCATTGAAAATCTCAAAGAAGCCTGGAGAAATATAGAGGCTACTGATTTAGAGTTTGTGAAACAAGAGACATTGGGTTTCTGTAAAAATCAGGTTATTAAAGAATCAATTATGCAATCTGTTAATTTATTAGAACAGAAAAAGTATGATGAAATTAAAGTCATAATTGATGCTGCTATGAAAGCTGGTAGTGAAAGAGATTTGGGTCATGATTATATTATTTCATTGGAAGATAGGCTTACAGATTCAGTTAGAAATACGTTACCTACTCCGTGGGATGCTGTAACTAATGTTATGGATGGTGGATTGGGTGGTGGTGAATTGGGTGTATTGGTAGCGCCTGCTGGTATAGGTAAGAGTTGGTGTCTACAATCATTAGGTGCTCATTTGGTTAGACAAGGTAAGACAGTAGCCCATTATACATTGGAATTAAATGCTAACTATGTTGGTTTGAGATATGATACGGTATTTAGTGGTATCACAACTTCTAATATTAAGTTTTATCAAGAAGATGTTCAAAAGGTTATAGATACACTTACTGGCAAATTGATTATTAAGTATTATCCTACTCGGTCTGCTACAGTAAATACTATAGCAGCTCATCTTAAACAGATGGAAATACAGGAGATTAAACCCGATGTGGTTATTGTGGATTATGCTGATATATTAAAACCAACTACATTCTATAAAGAGAAGAGACACTCAACGGGTGAAACTTATGAGAATCTTCGTGGTATGGCTGGCGAGTTTGATATTCCAGTATGGACAGCATCACAGGCAAATAGAAGTTCATTAGAAGAAGAAGTGATTGATGCTAGTAAGGTTGCAGAAGATTACAGTAAGGTTATGACGGCTGACTTTGTTATGTCAGTAAGTCGTAAGGTAGAAGATAAGATTGCAAATACAGGAAGATTTCATGTAATTAAAAATAGATTTGGTATTGATGGAATTACATTTCCAGCTAGTATTAATACAAATACAGGTTTAATACAAGTACATGAAGCTTCAACAGTTGGTGGTCAGCAAGCACAGGGAAAGATGAATAATTCAGAAGAGTATTTACGAAAAACTTTATCTCAAAAATACAAAGATATGGGTGGTTTTGAGTAAAAATAGATTGTATATATGATATTTATGATTGTTGGAAATATGTTACTAAGGAGTTACGATGGAAAAATTTACGTTATCAGAAAATTTTATAAATAAATTTAAAAGGAAAAAGCCCCCATTTGGTTTTAACGGCTTGGGTGAGTTAGTTTATATGAGAACATATTCGCGAATCAAAGCAAATGGGAAAAATGAACGTTGGTGGGAAACCGTACAACGAGTCGTAGAGGGAACTTACTCTATGCAAAAGAATCACATTGATTCATATCAATTGGGGTGGAATCCGTGGCAAGCTCAAAGGTCAGCACAAGAGATGTATGAGCGTATCTTCAATATGAAGTTTTTACCACCCGGTCGAGGTCTTTGGGCTATGGGGACAATTATAACCGAAGAACGAAAATTGTACGCCGCCCTAAACAATTGTGCATTTGTATCTACTAAAACACTAAAGGACGATTACTCAAAACCATTCTGTTTCTTAATGGATGCCAGTATGTTAGGTGTTGGTGTTGGTTTCGATACCAAAGGTGCAGGTGAGGTTATGATTAAATTACCTAATCCAAATAGAGGTATTGAAGAATATGTGATACCCGACACAAGAGAAGGTTGGGTAGAGTCATTACGATTATTATTAGAAAGTTATTTTCATGGGACAGCAGAAATCCAATTTGACTACAGCCTAATCAGACCAGCTGGTGCCGCAATCAAAGGCTTTGGTGGTGTATCAAGTGGTCATGAACCACTAAAAGAAATTCATAAAGAAATAAGAAAAGTATTAAATGTAAATGTTGGTGAGCCAATAACAGTAACTGCTATTGTAGATATAATGAATTTAATAGGCAAGTGTGTAGTGGCAGGAAATGTACGCAGAACAGCTGAAATTGTATTTGGTGAGCCTGATGATGATGAATATTTAGATTTAAAAAATTATAAAGTTAACCCAGAAAGGGAAGAATATGGATGGACAAGTAATAATAGTATCTTTGCTGAACTCGGCATGGATTATTCTGATGTATGCAAACGAATCGTGGATAATGGTGAGCCTGGTTTTGCTTGGTTAGATAATATGAGAAAGTTCTCTCGTATGCAAAATGGTGGGGATAATAAAGACCACAGAGTTGCTGGCGGAAATCCTTGTTTAGAACAATCATTAGAATCATATGAGTTATGTTGTCTTGTAGAAACATTTCCATCTAATCATGATTCATTAGAAGATTATCAAAGAACACTCAAGTATGCTTATCTGTATGCCAAGACCGTAACATTAGGTAGAACACATTGGCCTGAAACTAATCGTGTTATGTTAAGAAACAGACGGATTGGTTGTAGTGTTAGTGGAGTTGCACAATTTATAACAAAGAATGGAATGGAAGAATTACGAACTTGGTTAGAGAATGGTTATAATACAATTCAAGATTGGGATAAACAATATAGTGATTGG